ACCATCACCGCTGTACCACCCCCCCCACAAAGGTAAATTCTTGAGAATTTACTTTAGACCCCTTTTACCCCGCGTTACCCCGCATTTAAATTGGTCGGGGTGCCAATTTAAATATATAAGCAGAGGAACCGGTAGACGATGATTATATGAATAATGCAAGCAGAGAAAGAGCCAGAGTACCCCCAGGACTCAAGAGAGGCCGGGCCTGGTGTTTTACCTGGAACAACTATCCTGATGATTATCGATTGCTTCTCGATGGGATTGAGTGTCGCTACATCGTTGCTGGCGAAGAATTGGCTCCAAATACAGGCACACCTCATATCCAAGGATATATTTACTTTGCAGGTGCTAAACGTCCAACTGCAGTTATGGGACTCTTTCCTGGTTGTCACTTGTCCAATGCCCGTGGGACCCCAACTGAAAATCGTAACTACTGTAGAAAAACTCGCCCCGTGGACGAATCTCCTAATGCAGTCGTTTATGAACGTGGAGATAAACCTCTCGACCCTGATGAGAAGGGAGCTTTGGAACAAGCTCGTTACCAAAGTGCTTGGGATTTTGCCAAGACTGGAGAAATTGAATCAATCGACGCAGACATTCGAGTCCGATTGTACTCCTCCTTACGACGTATTGAAAAGGATTTCATGCCCGCAGTTGAACGACTTAATGCACCTTGTGGGATCTGGATATATGGTATGTCCGGAGCTGGAAAGTCAAGAACCGTTCTTGACGCCTACCCCGATCTCTACCCCAAACCAAGAAACAACTGGTGGGATGGATATCAAAGAGAAGAGGTTGTCTTGCTTGATGACGTCGATAAATTCGATGTTGCCCTTGGAGGAAAACTCAAGCATTGGGCCGACTGCTATCCTTTCATTGGAGAAAACAAAGGAGGATCCCTCAAAATTAGACCAAAAAAGTTATTTGTTACATCACAATATAAGATTGAGGACATCTGGCAAGATGAAGAAACAAGAGCTGCATTGTTTAGGAGATTTAAAGTAATTGAGAAATTACATGATCAAGAAATTTTAATTTAGCTTTAGCGGTTTTAGGGTTTTTTAGGGTTTTTAGGGTTTTAGGGTTTTAGGGTTTAAATAAATATATTATTAAATAAATTAATTAATAAAATTATGGGGTTGGTGCGCCGCAGGCAGTTAGGCATCTGAATATTGAATTCTGTTTACGAATTCTAAAAGTACAGCATCGTTTGCATACGATTGAGTAACTAAATATAATGCTCCTTTTTCTATGTCTGAAATTGTGTTTCCTGTTCCGATAAAGTCACATTTTTTTCCTTTTAGGGAAATAACTTTACGGCCAGTCCAAGGACCACCATGATCTGAATAACCATTTGCGTTATTTGTAGCGATGTGTTCTTGTCTATATAGAATTTGAAATCGTCCCCTTGTGTCTGAATTAGAGAATGCTTCAACAGCTGTGCTTTGAAACATATCTAAATAGGTAGGAAGGGTTCCATTTGGTGATTTATCATAAATTAACATCCATTGGCATTTGTTGGCATTGAATGTTGCATTAGGTCTATAATGCCATCCAATTTCAATATCGTGATATTGGATTCTTTTACCGATTCTTTCTGAAGAACCGCTTCCATTTGCAATTGTTGATAAAAGTATGACACTTCCTGCTGATTTCATTAGAGTACTGAATTCTCCGTAATCATATTTAAGTTCTACTCTTGTAGGAGCTGGAGCAGTATAAACTGTGTTGTAAACTGGATAGTTTTTAAAACTTTTTCGTACAACATTTTGTTTTTTGAATTTGTTCCAGTTTTCAGTAGTATTTTCTGAAGAATATTTTCTTTTTCTTGGTGCCATTCTACCCATTTTTGTAAATAATAGGTTACAAAAAGGTTGATATGTCACAGCCCGTCAGGTTTGTAGAACTTGACTTATCTACCTCTAGGGGGCGTAGCCTATTATTACCCTAGAGGTAGTGTACCATCACCGCTGTACCACCCCCCCCACAAAGGTAAATTCTTGAGAATTTACTTTAGACCCCTTTTACCCCGCGTTACCCCGCATTTAAATTGGTCGGGGTGCCAATTTAAATATAT